TGTTCCGGCATAACGTTATAAATTTAGCTTTTGAATAAACCGCCGGGCATTATAACTTTATTCGGCTGCGGTTGCCGGGGCTGACGAATCAATGAAGCCCCCAACAGCATAAATACCTGACGTTAGCGGGCATTATACTGACTCACCAACTTTTCTGCTTTTTCTCTATTGAATCGAGTATTTTCATCGCTCCAGCAAATATTCAATGTACATCCTTCAATCCATCCCCAAGCAGTTCCATCACAATTCGGGTGTGCATTTTGCTTTATTATCAATTTCTTTCTTATAGGAATAATTGGCTGACCACTAGTGTCATAACCAATAACGCCCGCTAACACATTATTTGCGTCAGTGGGGATTTCGTTCTTTTTATAATCTGTGTGCATATTTTAAATTTTTGTACTGTTAATAATCTTTGGTGGTGTAATGCCCCACCGAACGCAAATAATCGTTCCGTTGGGCGAAATGCCTACCACTCCGTAACTACACAGACAGACCAACCCCAACTTCTTAAATGAGTTTCTAAATATTCGCAAAACGTATCACATTCGCCCGGAGCAGCTTCATCAACAACGGCCTTGTATTCATAACAGCTATCTCCGTGAAGTTTTACAACCTCATTACATTTCAAATCTCCCCAGTTTATTGGCTCTGAATTATCAATTTCAAAGTGCTTAATTCGTTCCGGGTCAACTCTTGTTAATGACTTAAATTCTGCAACAGGAATATACAACGCCTCAATAAGCATATTGACAAGCGATTGTATTCTCATTTCGGAGGTTGTTTCTTTAAACAACCCATTGGCTGCATAAAAATCAAATTGTTCTTTATTATTCATAGTTTGACATTTTTATAATTTACCGGCACATTCGCCCAACAAGGGTATTGCTTCCATTGGGCTGCGACACAAAACTCATCCAAGTACATATCCAAGCTAATTGCATAGGCTGAACATCACCTATAAATTCCCAACGGCAGCAATACCTACCGTTACCCGCAATGCTAAAACAGCGACACGGATACTCCATTAAGCAGGTTTTTAGCGGTTCGACAATATTCGGGTTCAACTTCAAAACAAATGAAATCCCGCCCTATTTCTTTACAAGCCCTTGCTGTTGAAAAACTACCAGCAAAAGTATCTAAAACTAAATCGCCTTTATTGGTGCTTTTTTCTATCAAGTATCTTAAAAGGTTTGTTGGTTTTTCGGTTGGGTGATTATCAGTAGGCATCTTTGCACATTTAATTACATTGCTACTTCGCCCACCATTTAATTTTTTACTTCCGTTGCTACAAAATATTATCAGTTCATACTTTGGGGCGTAATCGCCAAGTAAATCACCGCTACCGTGATTATTCTTTTCCCATACTAATATATTTTTTACATTGAAATACGCCCCTAATGTTTGCTTAAAAACATCAATATTATGCCAACTGCAAAAAATATAAAGGTGGGCTTCGGTCTTACATACCCTTTTTAGTTCTTTGCACCAATCACTCAACCAGCCCAAATCAGTATCGTTTTGGATACTTTTGTGCTTTTCTTTACGCCTGTTGCTCCTGTATGCCATACCATATGGCGGGTCAGTCAAAACAAGGTCAATCGTGCTATCAAAAACCTGCTTAATTCCATCTTCCCAATCAATGCAAACCACTTCATTAACGAAAGGAAGCATTGCGGGTAACACGGGTTTTGCGTCAGGCGGGCTGACGTGCAAGTTTTCAAGTTCTGTAATTCTATTTATCATCTGTGCTTAAATTAAAGTTTGGTATTTCAAATCCCGCCCGAACGCAAAGCCCTCGAACGTTAGTGGCAATTTTCGGGTAACAGGTTGCTACCATTGCCAGACGTTATATTGTTGAAAAAATCTATTGTTTCAGAAAAGGCTTTGACACCTCGTGGCGTATCAGAAGTTTGAACAGGGGCGGGTATAAAACACTCTTTCAACTTTTCTTTTTGACACCCAAGGTCAACGGCATATTTGCTAATTACATCGGCATCCGAAACATGGTTAAATAGAATTTCATTCAGGTATTCGTAAAGGTTTGTTTTCATGTTTGGCGGCAGCGGAACAATATTCTTTACGTTCGCCTCATTATTGTAATCAGGCTTAAAATAATCGTAGCCGTAATCTTCATCATCCCAATCGGTTTGATAACTGCCTTTCAAGGTTTCAAATCCGCTAAATACTCCCATGTGGCATGGAACAAAAGTTATTTGAACCTTCATTGTTAGTGTGCCTGTTCGCAAAGTGTTTGACAGGTTTATTTCATGCTCCATAAAAGCATGGTGTGTTTGCCCTACTTCCGCAGCTTTGGGAATACGGAAAATGATACCTTTTTTGTGCTTGTAACGCCTTACATCAAAGTGCGGAGTTGACTGCACCAATTCGGAGTAATCCCAAAGGATTTTCGGAAGTTGTAATGTTGTGTAGTTAATTGTTGCCATGACTGAATAAAACTGCCACTAACATGGTATTGCTAAAAGCGGGGCAGACGTAACGCATTTCAGCAACAGGAATACTATTAAACTTCATCAAGCCATCGGGCGGACGTATTCCAAATTCCCGCCTTCAGCAATCCCCGAACCGTTAGCAGCAATAACTACATCCTACTCCCTTCAACATAATTCTCTCTAATTGCTTTTGCCGCATCATTCTGCGCCTCTACTGCTCCTTTTTGCCAAGCCATTATCACGATCACATCTCTCTCACATAAATGTTTTTCCTCTTTTTATTGAGTGCTAAAACAAAATATTCATCCGCTTCTTTTTCTTCTTTTATCAGACCGTCTTTTTTTAAAATGATTCGGCTGTAATCAGGAACATTTTCCACCCTACCGGATCTTATCCGTTGATAAAATTCTTCCGTCCATTGCCGGTGAAAATTATCCAATTCTTCATCTGAATAGATTTTAACAGGCGGCGGTTCTTTTTTCCTTTCTTCAATCTCATGACTTGCATATTTCCTTTCTTCCAGGTAGGGAATTAAAACCTCGTCCACTAATGAAAGATTAAATGTTTTGCCCCAATCTTTGACAACAGTTCCTTTTTTTCTAAATGCAAATTCTATCTCATCTACATTCATGTTCGGATAGCTTTCTATCAAATGCTTTCTAAACTGATCCGCTAAAACATCTTTTAATTCGGGTTCAATAACCCAGCCTGTGATGACATGAATTTTCAATAGCAATGCTTTTGTATGTCGGCGAAGAGTATCCGGGTCCATGGTGCCGATCTGCGGACTTTGATATTTCATAGCAATGATTTGCTTATCCGGTTCCTGCAAGATCATTGCGAAGGTCATTGAGGATGGCAATGGCTCCTGAACTCTTATTCCGCTTTTGGGAAGTATTTCCGAAATGTGCTTTGCTTCCATTTGTTGGAAATTTATTTCTTATGAAATTCAAAAAATATTTGTTTAGCTCAGACAGACTTTCCCATCTGCCGGGGGGATCATTCATCCGCTCCTTCAAAAATATTTTCCATTGCTGTAAAATGAAATCGGTATTTTTTTCTTTCGTATGGGTAAACTGATTCATTTCTGCTGCTTCCAGAACGGTGGCAGAAAGTTCAATTTTTTCTGTCAGCAAAAATTCTTTCTTTTTTTCAAAAGAAAGTTTTTCAGACTTTTCAAAGAAAACATTTTCATCTTCATTTACATTTATATTTTCATTTTCAGTTAGGTTTTGTTTTTTTAACCTGTGGGTTTTGTTTAGGTTTTGTTTAGGTTTTGTTTTTTTTGGCCGCCCGCCTTTTTTTCCGTTCTCCCGGCTGGAATCCGCATCCCGCTTGCGTTTCAGCATTTCATATTCCAGCCTTTTGTTATAAAAACCATACTCATCTTCTACGAATTTTTCTCTCACCCGGCTGAATTTTTCGGTCACAATAGCATTAAAATCCTCCTTTTTTATCCTTCCACCATGCTGGTGCTGGATGCAAAGTAGCTTGATAAATAAACCTAAATTTTCAAGGTCAAAAAACGCTGTTCCTATTAAAAAATCAGAACTGTATAATAAAAATGCTGGGTCCTTTCCCATAATTGATTACCTCCTTACCCATACATTTACCGGCGTAGCATGGGCCTTAACGTTTTTACATTTTTTAATCCCCGCAAAAATGATCCACCCCTCCCGGACCGCCTTTTTACTAATGAAACCAAAAGCACGAAGGCTGGGCGGCATTTCCACCAGGTCATAATCTTCCAGATATTTTCTGAAATCTTCTATCATGAATTCATCTGAAAATCTTTTCTTTCTCCGGAGCCAAAGCAGGAAGTGCTGCCATACAATCCTTTTCCAGTCCTTTTGTTTTCTTTCTGCCGATTCAATTGCCAATGAAAGACCGGCTTCAGCAAAATCAGAAGCCAGTCTTTCATCAAATATGGATAACTGAAATCCCATCTTATAATCTGCTTAAAATTACTCTTTGCGATTCCTGAATTACACCTTTATATTTTTTATTTAAAATAGTTCCTCTTTTCACATTAAAGAACTTATCAAATAATTCTGCGACGTACATTTTCCCCTGATCACATAAATAATATTTTATACCATCAATAGTTAGATGGGATACAATTTTTGGCATATGCCATTCTTTTTTTTCAGGATGCCAATCGGTAGCACAATTGAACCGAAATCCATGTTTCTTTTTTATCATAATAATTTTTTTTATGAAAGGTTTACACTAATAGTAGTAGTAGATGATTTTGCAGGTTTATAAACTTTCCTGGTTTCTCCCGTTTCTCCATTGGTAATTATTAATCCACTGTCAGGAACGGTTTTTAAAAATTCCTGCCGGGCTTTTACCATTGCATCTATTTTCTCCTGCTGCACTAAAAGTTCATTCAACTCTTCATCCTCACATTTTGTCCAGTCATATTTTATTCCGGTTTCTTTGATCTGAAATTTTGCATTGTACTTTTCAAAACCATTACTGATCTTTCCCTCTTTTGATGCAGCTTCCAATAATGCAGCCCGGTATCTTTCGGCAAAATCCTTTCCGGTTTTTTCATCGGTAAGCATTTTAAAAATCTGCTCAATATTTTTCAAAAAAACATGGACCTGTAGCGGATCGGCTTCTCCGTTTTCCAGCTGCTCAATTATTTGAAGGCAAAAAGATTTTCGCTGTGATTTGTTGCTATTTAATAATGCCAGCGTACTAAGCGGTGACATTTGCATGGTTGTTTCCATTATAAATAAATTTTGGGTTTAAAATATTTTTTGCATTGTCTTTTGAAATCCGGTAATAGGATGTAACATCATCCATAGTTATTTCACCGGTATGAATTTTCTTGAAAGCATTATCCCATTCTTTGGTGCCGGGATTCAACCAGGGCTTTTGTCCATGCCCGGTCAACGTATTATTTTTGGGCTGTTCTTTTTCAGAATGAATGATACCCGGCTTTTCGTTTTTTTCTTTGGGATAAACAGGAGATTGATCGGAAGGAACAATTCCGGTCTCATTATAAAATGCCGGTGAATCTTTTTTTCTCCATTGCACACCCACTTTTCCATCTTTCTTTTTTACAAACACCCGGATTGCATTATCGGCGCACCATTTTCTTATAAATTGCGGCTGCCATAATTCTGATGCTATTCCCAAATCTTTGCAGCAGCGTGTAATACAATCTGATTTTGCACTTTCCCAAACAGACGCCCAGGACTGTTGCTGGTTGCTTTCATGATATTCGGCCTCACCTACAGCCGTGGACATGTAGCTACCACGCACCATTAATACCCCCTCAACGTATAATTTATTTGCTTGCGGGTCCTTTGTCTGATTTTTTACTATCAAACACCATTGACCAATGCCGAATGCCTGGTTAAGCCGTAGCCGCCAAAATGTTTGCGGCAAATAAATTAAGCCATCAGGCCTGATCTCAATAGATTTTTCATCAAAAGAAGCTAAAAGCATTTTTTGCTCCTCCTCTGTAATTTTTAGAAGAGACGCATTTTTGTAAATCTCAATCTTCTGATCAAGATTTTCGGCAGACTGATTTTCTATTGTCTGCAATTGATTTTTTTCCATACCTTTGTTTTTTATTGTTAGAAAATTTTTGCTTTAAACCCTTCGCTTTTCAGCGAGGGGTTTTGTTTTTCACCGGATGAATTACATTGATCGTAAATGTTTTTCCGGGATAAAGGGTGTCACAGGTGCAACGGCTGGTGTATCTCTTCTTTGTATCCGTATCAAGCAGATAAACTTTTCGAAATCCACTGCTCAATTCTGTAATGTTGGTGACTAAAAATGTCATTTCCGACCTCTGTATTTTAGAAGGGTAGCAGGATGAAAAAAATAATAGGAAGGCAAGTAAGAGGGCTATTTTACTTTTGTGTATTAAAAATATCTTCCACTCTCGATTTTCCATTTTTTTTCGGTTCTCAATTTTCAATTTTTCGATTGCATTGTTAATTAATTGCTTTTCAACAATGATGCTGTTGGCAACAAAATTCAACCCCACCACATCCTTTTTCTTTCCGTCAATATGCAATTCAAGTCTGCTCATAGTGGTTAACTTATTTTTTCTTCCCACTCATCCAGCTTCAACTTATAATCAACAATCTTCGGATACCGAAGATTCTTTTCTGCTCTGGGATGTTTTTTTTGAAGTATATCCTTGTCTTTTTTCCATACAGCCCAGGCAACAAAAAGCCACATGATAGAAATGATCAGCAGACTGTAACAGATGGAAGAAAGAGGAATTGAAATTTCGTTTGGCATATAGTTTTTTTTAAAAATGCCGGTCTTTCCCGGCTGTCAGATAAATTTCATTTTTCGCAATCATTTCCATTTATCATGAAATGAATTGCTATTGGTCTTTGCCAATGTCAGGATGTTTTCGCCGTTTAGTAACCGATAATTCGCTTCCCTCTTGTGGTATTATATCTATGCTTTCCAAGATGTCATCGGTTCCTACCTCATCACCGAAAGGTTTTTACGTAAGCTACTTCCATCCGTTTCTCTGTTGTTTGTGCGATTGACTTAAAGAACTTTTTTGTTGCGGGAGGCGGAGTCGAACCGCCGTCCGTGAGGTTATGAATCTCACCATCTAACCAACTGATTGTATCCCGCTATGTACCGGCCAGCCAGGAATAGCAGCCGGGGAGTTTATGATTGAACCCATTAACCAACGCCCGTAATTTCTTCTGCTATCGAAACAACATTTTCATGCTGCGGCAGCGGAACCAGCCGAAAGCCGGTTGTCTTTGCAAGATGCCGGCTCCGACTTAGTATCTTCTTCCAATATCTCCGTATCGGTTAATCCGGTTTCCTCACGAATGATCCGCACTGCATCAGGAGTTGTGAGTCGAATATCTTTTGAATTAAGCCAGTTATAGATGCTTTGGTGTACTCTGTCGAAGTGAGCCATTAATCGGCCCATTGCTGCGTTGCTCTTGCGAACAGCAGAAATCGCTTTGTCTGAGATTGTCATATAATTGTTAATTAATTTTAAAATTGAATTGAAAACAAAAATAGGACTTATTTAGAATATACCAAATTAATTTGAAGATTTCTTAAAAATATTTTTGAAACATTGTTGCAAATGTTTAATAAAAAGCCCCGCAGTAAAAACCGCAGGGCGTAACCAAAACCAACTGCTTATGAAAAACTATAAAAAATACATTTTAAGGCTTTACAATTAAAATATTATTCAACCCAGTATTCCGGCAATCAATATGCGTCCAGGTTGGAGTGAAGGCGATATCTTCCAGCGTTGTAACTCCTAATTTTTGATAGATACCGGAATAATTATTGACAATATCATCATAAACCTCTTTTACTGTTACTCCCGCCACATTCACGTCTATTGCTCTACCGAACTTATGCTGGGATAGTTTTCCGCCAACAGATGTGTCCGGCATCCGGAATCCACGATTATTCAACTGGCCACCAACGTGCCAGTTGTTAATCGTTACTGCTTTTCCAAACCGATTCCTGATCGCCTCGGCAATATCAATTATGCGCTTATCAATAAACCAAATTGATTTATCGCCGAACTGTTGAAATAATTCTTTCGGCACAAATTCTTCCAACGAAAAATTAGGACTTATTTTTCCCATACCTGATATTTAAAAAAATTATCAATACCAACATTGAAACAGCACCTGCCAAATACCATATCCACCAACTGAAAAGAAAATTCTTTTTGACATTTTTTGTCAACTCAGTTTTCTCTTTTAATAGTTGCATTCTTTCATTTTGCCAAACACTCAATGAATCGCTGTATTGTTTCCAGATTTCAGTAGCTGCCATCTCCAGGTGATTGTTTTCGCTACGAATATTTTTTATTAATCCTTCATATTGTATCGTACCATCCGAAAGAACCGTGATCTTATTTTTCTGCGCAGCAATAAAAGCCGCTTGCTGCTGTATGATCTTTACCATCGAATCTTTTGAACACGCCGAATCAATATTGATGATCGCCGGCGGACAGGGAGTTTTTTCAAACTTCACCTGTGTTTTTTTCAGATCGCTGATTTGTTTTTCATACCTCTGCCGCTGCTGCGTGATCTGCACACGTAAGCTGTCCCGCTGCTTTAAAGCAATTGAGTCTGTTTTAATTTCAGTCCTTGTAATCTCCCTGGTTGTTTTGCATCCTGTAATAACTGTAATTATCAGGGCAAGCAATAATAAAAGCAGGATGAATAATGCCATCCATCCATTTGGCCTTTGTCTTTCTTCTGTTATCATTTTTTTTGGTTTAAGCCATCCCGCAATCCACGCTGGTATTCGGCTTGCTTTTCCAGTTCACTCAATCGCTTATCCTGCGATTGTATAAGCTGAAATTGCCTGTCCTGTCTTGCTTCTATCTCTGCTTGCTTTTGCTGTTGCGTTTGCACTTTGTTATAAAAAACACCGCCTGCTACTAAAAAAGAAGCAATGCCAAACAGTGCCTGCCAATACTGCAAGATGCCGGGATGAGGTTTTTTATTCATTGCCGGCCTTGATCGCTTTATGAGCTAAGCCCACACCGCCAAGCACCATTCCAAACCACAGCAGTGTATCTACTGTCGGTTGTATCCATGCGGCGGTTGCCCCGAATTTCCCAACCACAACTTCCATCAGGAAGGATGCAAGGAACATTAACACTGCGGCAATGGTTGTCTTTTTACCATTGAACCAATTAATGAGATCATTTAAAAATTTCATGATGTTTTGTTTTTTTATTATTCACGATCTTGTTTGCTTTGTAATTCAACTCTTATTCCGTTTATGCTTTCGCTGATCGAATCCAGTTTTTTTAAAATTGCATCATCCTGCTTCTCTACTGTTCTCACACGTATGTCCAGTTCTTTCAGTTTCACTGACACTTTCACATAAATACTGATCACAACGCCTGCCAGCGCTACCGCCTGCCCAAGTATAAACACCAATATCTTAGTATCCATTTCCATTTCTAATTTTTATTTTTTTTGCCGGATGTCATTTTTTTCCGGTTGAATCAATCTTCATTCTGCTTTGTAAAATATTCCAGGCGCTATCTATCTGGCCTCTCACGAACTTTACTTCTCCATGCGGAAGGTTACTGTTATCCATATACACGCTTACCCTGGCAAGATGCAGGTATATTTCCTGCACTTCTTTTTCTGTGAATGTTGCTTTATAGTTTACTTCTCCTGCAATTCCGAAACTCATCAACCCGATAATGAACACTATGAATATTTTTTTCATGTTGTTTGTTTTTAAAAATTATTTTCTAAAAAATATTACCTGTACTATTTGTTTTTACCCTTTCCTTTACCGGTTGTTTTACTCGCAGCGGTTAATGTTGAACCGCCCCCGCCGATTTGTATTCCGGCAAAATCGGTTGTATGTGTATTGCCATTGGCATCAACATATTGAATTTTGTATTGCCAAAATCCATCGGGTAATCCTGTTTTGGGATAATTCAAGCCACCATCATTTCCATAATCTTTGGCTGTACCGAAAGGGGTGGGAAGATACCCCAGAGAACTTAACGGAACAGGGCTATTAAGTACATCGTTGGGGTCGGCTTGCATACCCGCTAAACCAACAGCTTCATCTTGGTCTCTCTTTCTAAAAATGTACGCCCAGCGAATCTGTTCTCCGGGCTCAAGGTTGGCCGCATAATCAATTTTTGCATAATTGTAACCTTCGGGTGTTACTTCGTGTGTTACGGTAATAGTCGGGTTCATAATATTATTTTTTATTTTATAAAATTTGTTTCAGTCCAATTCATCTCGATAATGCTGTTTGAAATGTTTGAATATCACTATACATATCAGCAGCCATTGATGAACTTATGCCATCGCCTACGCTTGCAAATGAATATTGCCTTGTTGAATATCTTCCGGTCAAATCTCCATTGGCATTTCCTATATAAATTGATATACCAGGAAGGCTGCCTGTATTTATAGACGAATTTATGTTTTGTGAAATTCCATTCCGGTACACTGTATGGTCGGTTGATGATGTTCTTGTGTCTAAAAAGTATGCCGCTGTACTGCTATTAGAAAATATCGTCCTTTGACTCACTGAATTATACTGGTCTCCATAGAAATTGTTATCTGTCCATTTCAAGTGGAATGAAATTCTCGAAGATGAACTCGAAACCGCACCCATATCATAAGATTGTTCAGCCACATTAGTTCGTGACCAGATACTAATATGTGTATCCTCATAAGTCAAATCTGTACTCGGTACTATACCGGTATTGGCGTAGGTAGTTGAGCCGTCACCCTGTATCCCATCCGATGAAATTGTCCAAGATCCGGTAAAAGTTAAATCAAAAGTTCCAGGTGATTTAAGATTAACTGCACAGGTGGAAGATGTGCCTCCAACCATAGGATAGATAGCAATACACTTACTCCACCAACCATTTGCTTTTGCTGACAATACAAGCGTATTCACAGCGTTTTTAATTGTTGCATCTGTTATCCCGGTTGCTGTGAAAAACGCTTGTGCATCCGGATCATAACTTACGATTGTAGCTTTCGTATTTGCATAAAAGAAGATTCTCGGCTGTGCGTTTGCCACTCCGATCAGCAGCGATAATATCAGTAATAGTTTTTTCATTTTTACATAAATCCTAAATGAGTTGTACGCCATGTTATCCTTACCTCACCTCTTGCACCTTGACCTCCGTTTCTTGTTGTTGCATTATTACTGCTTGCACCACCACCACCTCCTCCTACGGTACTACCGTTACCGCCGGCGCTACCGCCACTTACGCCAGCAGCACCATTGCCACCGGAAGTTGCAGTTCCTGTTCCTGCCGCATTCAATGAAGCATTACCACCATCACCTCCTGTGCCAGCTCCACCGCCTCCAGCTCCGGAATTAGTTGCTCCTGCATTACCGCCACCTCCACCATAGTATATAACATCACCCACTCCACCAGTTGTAATTCTTGAATTAGCACTTGCAGCACTTCCGGCACCTGTAACTCCCGCCGCACCTCCAATGGCTTTAACAGTGCTTTCAGATGAAAACCAACTATCATTTCCTGCCGTTGCTGCTGTTGTTTGAGTTGCTCCAACTGTTACGGTATAACTTGTTCCCTGCGTTATGCTGATTCCGTCTTTTCTTGCAAATCCACCACCTTGCCCACCGGCGCCTCTGCCGGATGAACTGGTTGTGCTGCTGCCACCGCTTCCACCACCAGCCCAGCATTGAGCATCTACTGTTGCAACTCCAGCAGGGGCTACCCAGGATGAAGATGAAGTGAAAGATTTATACTGGAATTGTCCGTATCCGGTTGTAGTTGCATTGGATTGTGTCTGAGAAAATGCAACCACAGATAAAAGAATTGATAGTGTTGTTATTATTGTTTTCATTCTAAATTATTTTATAAACCATCTAAAACAGAAATCAAATCCCATTTGCTATCAGTTGAGTTGTAAATAAATTTTATATACATGGTCTTACTGATAGTTGTTGTTGTTGGCAACGAAAGATTTGTTCCCGCTCTGTAAATAGCGTTCCACCCACTTATACTTCTCGCTGTTCCATTATCTTTTACTCTTATCAAGAGTGTGTTATGATTAGCTGGTGTGCCACTCGGAGCATTGATAGTTGTTACTGCTGCCGCCTGTGCAGTTATATCGTAATAGTTTTCTCTCGCATCTCCATCCGGCGACCATGTAGCATTGCTGCTGATGGATGCCTCCTTATAACCCATGATCGTACTCGTTACAGTCGGAAGTGTCAGCGTACCGGTATTGCTGATTGATGAAATGGCAGGCGCAGATGAAAATGTTTGTGTTCCGGTGAATGTCTGTGCCGCATCAGTTCTCGCAATCGTTGCACTTGTAGATGGGAATGTCATAGTAGTACCATCTGTTCCGTCAAGTGTCAAAGATTTTGCAACAGTTAAAGTCTTGGATGCAGCCGAAAAAGCAATCGTTCCTGAATTGCTGTTGATAGTTAAAGTTCTTCCTGCATTGTTCACTCCAGTTCCACCGTAAGTAGAACTGATAACTGAACCTTGCCAGGTACCTGTACCGATCGTTCCTAAAGTTGTTATGTTAGTTGTCGCTGCATTAACCCATGCGCTACCATTATATCTCAAATAATCACCCGTTGTTGCAGAGGTAATAGTAACATCTGTAAGCCCATCCAAGTTTGTTGCTCCACCTCCACCGCCATTTACGCTTCCGTCTTTCCAATAATGTACGTTTCCATCGTAATAATAACTTAATACCGTAGTATCTCCGGCAGCATTGTTAAGCGTAACAGTTCCATCCGGAACAGCCAAAGTTCTTCCACCGGTACCGTCTTGTACTACTACCAACGTACCGTAATCACCCGCTTGCTCATTACTGAACGCAAGCGTTCTATTGCCGCCCAATGTAACGTAAGCATTGAACCCGTTGTTCCTGTCCCAAGAAATAGTACCACCATCCGTAAGTGAAAGTGGTGTTTTGTTTGTTCTCAACGCTTGCCCGGTTAAAACCAAATCATGTTCGCTTGAAAGAGTAACATCTCCTGTATTCGTTCCGGAGTTTGTACCGGTTATATCCGACAAGTAAGCTATCGTTCCATTCGCAGCCTGCAATGTAGCCGTATAATTGCTGCTGCCGGTATTAGCGGTTGAAATAGTTGTAACGCCTGTTGATGTTCCCTTCATTGCCAGCTTATCCTTATCAAACGTCTTTAACCCGGTTACAGATTGCGTAGCCGAGAGAATCATATCTCCACTTCCGGATGGAGCATCCCATGTACCATCATCTTTAAGATATTTTCCAGTTATATTGTCTGGCATTGGAACTAAGCCGGTATTATTTCCGTTAAACGTATTAATAAAAAGTGTGTCATTACTAATTGCACCTCTTACGCTATTATCTGAATAGTCAACATCAGATACTACACTTATACCACCGCTTCCAACCGATAATGTTGCTGTATCTCTCCATAAGTCGCCATTAGCATCTGCTACAATTCTACCCAAATTAGTTCCGGCACTTGTAGTATCTCTTAATCCAACAAATCTACCAACAGATGTATTGTGAGGAGTAGGAACAGTTCCACTATTATTATTCAATACAAATTTTCCATTAGGCTTTATAGCGAAAGGAAAATAGTTTGTTCCAGCTTGATAAACTAAATAAGAATTAGCAGTACCGCTTCCACTGGCACTATGTCCTGCGCCAAAATACCATTGATTATTTGCACCATATAGCGTAGCAAGGTTTGAAATGGTTTGCGAAGAAATATTAAGCGGACAAAAGTTATCGCTTGTAATCTTAACCGTTTCACTTCTGCTTGAAGATTTTGCATTGAACTCAGCAAAAGTGTTAGATGCCTCGCTGCCAACAGATGTATTAAGTCTTAAATTATTGCCATCTGTTGAGCCTCCTATATAAATATCACCGTGAAACTGTTTATATGTCTCTGGATATTCAACTTTGCCTCTCTTTAAAACGTAAGCCGTATTGTTATCGTTTCCCTGCATTATAAAAAGCCTGTCCTTATATTCTCCACCGCCTTGAGCATGAGAAATGCTAAGCGATGGTACAGATCCAATTCCTCCTATGTTAAATTTGTGCCACTTATCTTGCAAATCCAAATACGCAACTTCTGCTGTATTAGATATTCCATTATGCCCGTTGATATAAAATATCCAGCCGTTAAAAAGAGCTACAAGCGGGAATTGCTTTGCGTTTGTAATTGGTATGGTATCAAGCTCCCACCACTTAGTCAAATCATCTGCTTTCGCATAAAAGTTCCTCTTTGAATAAGTTCTTTTAGCAGAATTATCATCATACTTTCCACCAACTCCTATTCCATACACATAACCATTTCTATATTTGAACTGGTTAGCATCATTACCGCCTAAAGTAAATCCACCTACATTTATTCCACTCGCAATCTGTGTCCACGTTGCTCCATCTGTGCCGCCATCTGAATAAATATCATCGAGATGATTTGCGGAATCATTCGTTGATTGCCCGAAACCCCAAAAATTTACTCCATTATCGTCAGCCCACGAGCTTCCTAATAGCCTTTCTGCTCCTCCGTAATCTGCTGTAGCTGTTGTAAATGTTCTGAAATCAACTGTAGTAATTACTGTTTTTCTATCTGTATTTGTTCCATAACCATCGCTTCCGCAAAACATCCAATAACCTCTTGCTTGATTATAATGATAAGAAATTGAATGACCTTTGTATGGAAATCTTACAGGCCATAAGCTCCATGTATTGTAAGGAGGTACCGAATAATATATGCTATCGGTTGTATATGCAGATGCTCCAGTGTACCAGCCATTTACTTTAAAAAGCGTATCGCCATTATAACAAAAAGAAGTACCATCATAATAGTGTGGCAATTGATTTGTAGTTAAAGTGTCCCATTGCAACTCAGGACTGTATGGATTTGAATTAGCTGTAACAACAGATTGCTGCTGTGTAACTTTTGGAAAAAGTGATATTGTTCTGTTAGAAGAAAGGTCTCCTCCTCCCTTGACAGGAAAATTGGTGTTGATTGTTCTTGAATTCGCAATTAAATATCTTGTGTTATAATAGTTTTCAGAATGTAAATCAGGAACACTTGTACTGTCAATTGTTCCAAAGGCAAGCGTAGTTCCATTTCTCCGTAATACATAATTGTCACTCCCAGCAGTAATATCAGCAACATTTCCTGTACTGTTGGAAGCCCGCCCAATTACAGAAAGTCCGGCTGATTGCCTGAGCATACCATCAGTAACTTTATTACTTCCGATTGTTGTAGTGATAGATGTTGCACCACTTCCGCTTACATCTCCGGAAAGCGTTATTGTTTGATTACCGGTTAAATAGCTGCCGATAGGTTGATACAGGCCGTCATAGTAGAATTTCGTATGCCATCTCGTTGTGTCGAAAGTTGCCGTTAAATTCGACAAACCACTTCTTCCTAAAGTAAGTGTTGCATCTGTGAAGGAAGCAGATGTTGTATAGTTATTTCCATCACCTCCTCCAGCAATTAAAGCACCCAATGAATCAATTTTCCACTTTGTTGCCACTTTAGAACTGTCCGCACTAACTACATGACCGGATTTATTTAATCCCCAACCAACCTGGTTAAAGTAGTTCGCCAACATTGCTGCTGTATCAGAAATATTCAACTTGCCGGATATATCGGCAGCGACTAAATAACCTGCCGGATTACTTCCTAAAGGATAATACCTGCCATCATAAAAACCCATCGAATGATATTTAGTTGAATCCCACGATGCCGATAAATTACTCAGTCCGCTTCTCGTCAGCGTTAATACATTATTTGAAAATGTAATTCCTGTTGTATAATTGTTGTCGCCACCACCGCCTCCGCCACCTACTTTGTTCAATGTATCCCACGAAAGTGAAGATGGATTATACCACCAAACAAGATAATTACACGTATCAACGAAAAATGCTCCCTTCCTTAAATCATAAGCCTTTAATGATGTCGGCTGTCCGCATCCCGTAGGGACCAATAACGTACTGTCAAAAGATGCCCGCTTGCTAATGGTGCCATAAGCACCCGGATTAGGATTGAGCCACCCTCCTTGTGCATTTACTTTCACTGCTAAATTTATTAGCAATAAAATGCAAATAAAATGAGCATATTTTTTCATTGTACAAATTTATATTAAAATCAAAAGATAATGTCCTGTATTTTTTGGTGTCGTTTCTGTTCCTGTCGGACTTCCATCCGGCTTTACAATTGTGTAATCCTTATCAAATGGATTTACATCACCCTTGCCCGGTCGCTGGCTCCATCCACCTCCCGGATTGCCGGTAAATGAATTTCCCATTGAGATTGTGGCTTTGAGCGGCTGTACCGCCATATCCTGAAACGATCCCGCTTTTCTTGTCACATTATCCACTCCTCTCATATATCCATTGTCATATAATCTCGGAATCCTGAAAGTTGTGCTTCCATCTCCAGTAGAATACTTTCCCGTATTGTTCAATGAAAAATTTGTCCAATCGGCATCACTTACTATCGCAGAAGAATCCAGACTTTGCACATAATTCCATAAGCGCTTATAAGTTGTCCTGCTAAGTAGTGCGCCATTTGCAAATATCGCATTTACCGGATCAACAGATTGCGGCAATAAATAAGAGGACACAATTTGTCCAACACTTCTCATTCCCGATTTTTCATTAATAACCTTCCAATGATAATCGTCCACATCAGACGGATTCACCCATTTGAAAAGCCATAGCAATTCCGACTGTCCTAAAATCAATTCGCTTAATTCCTGGTTCAACCAATGAATTTTATCCCAGCCATATGCAGAAATTGAGGCATTGATATGATTACCAGAGTTTGAAACTATCGGGATAATTCTATTGGCAAGTACTGTTTTTATATCTGGCAATGTAATCGTAAGAAATGGGTTTTCTCCTTCTATGAAAACTGCTTTATTCATGTCAGAATTAGTAAGCGAAATATTGTCTGTAACCACCATTACTGTATCAAAGACTTTTGCCCCTCCCGGATTCGATGTTGGCGTTACGACTGATATTTTCGGGTAAAAATGAATGATATAAACTTCCTGATCCTGAAATGTATATCCGTCTAATATTACTTCAAATCCAAAATGAGGGGAAATAATCTTATTCCACTCAACATCTTTTTGTAATTGACCGAATGATTGCCGGATCTCTATTTCATAATCCCATCCATCCCACCTGTTATCCGAAGGAACGAAAGATGTATTACCTGCATCAAACCCGGCAGTAGTTCCAACAACAATAAATTCATCAAATTTTATTTCTGCATTTGTGAAAGACGGATCATAAATAAATTGATGGCGAATTGTTCCACCGACAGAACCGGAAGTGTTTTCAAATATTTTTACGATGTGAACGGCAGGGTTCACATTGGTAAATGATATGTTTCTCGGACTGGTATGCGGAGCTGCATACGCCTGGAAATCCACTACGGTGGTCGGTGAGCTTGCTTCATAAATGGCAACAACTAAATAATTTGTCGTTATTGCCGGAGCCGCCGATATGCTTAAATTAATATCCATCTAATCTACTTTTTCAACTTGAACAATATTATCCGATCCCGCACCGTCACCAAACGCTTTTGTATTGATGTTATAAGCCACCGTCAATTCATTATCCAGTTGTCCACTTGTGCTGAGCGATATTCCATCCCTGTTCTTTCCTTCCCGAACTATGAGCGTCCAGTATTTTAAAGGCGACCCCGGAACAGTGGTCTTTTCCATCTTCGCATCGCTATCCCTGCTGAAATATTTTCCATCAATCTTTACCGAATTCAACATCATGATGCGATTGATTTTGTCGGCCATCCAATCCGGCAACCCACGATTGAAACCAATATTCAGCTTATAAGTGCGATAAGGAATTCCATTCAGCGTTTCAATATCTGCAGGTTGATTTACATAGCTGGTGAAAATTCCTTCTGCAGAAAAATCATCCATCCACCCTTCCACACGAATAGACGGATCATAACCCGAACTGAAAATACAAGCCTGTTTGTTTTTTGCATTTGTATATTCAAAAAGCAAAGTGTTCTCGTGATTTTCTTTTACATAAAGCGGCTCGCTTAACATTTGTGCTATCGTTCCGCCTGTTCCCGCAGTAAGCAGCAGGTAATAATATCCATCTTCCAGACCCACTAACGGAATATTTCCTTCAAATAAAATCATGGGAGAAATAACAGATGGATCAGAAACAGTGGAAAATGAAACACTATTCAATACTTTTCCTTCGCAATCCAGCAAATCGACCTGCACTGGACCTAATCCATTTGTCTGACATTGTATTTTTATTTCATCGTTTGTCTGCCATTTTTGGGCATAGGTATTTTGCTCAACATAGTGTTGTATCTGCTCACTATGCCACCATTCATCCATGTGTTTGAAATGATATTGCGCCGGCATATTTATTCCAAGTGGAACAAACTTTGCCGGGCATAAATGGGGTACGAAAACAGAAAGGTCGTTCATAACTAAAAAGTTTAAACCGTTAATATCCAAATCCTGTAATTTGGAAAGATTAGTGGATGGAGATAATAACAATTTCCATTCCTGCGAATCATTCAAAGAAGGCTTCACAGATACTTCCATTGGAAAACCAAACATTTCAACGCCATTGTATGTAAACCGGATATGCCCATTCACCGCTTTGTTCATAATTTCTTCAAATGTTAATGGCACTTTTGTTTTGAATGATGCGATATATGGATAGAACAAAGGAGCATCTAATTGGCCGATCGGTTGATCGGTTTTTTCAATGACGAAAGTTGTTCCTTGTTGTGTGGCCAGTTCTTTATTCTTATTCAGGTTTAAAAAAGTGAGGTATTCTGTTGCCCGGTTATAAAGTGAACCCCGGATATAATTGCCATGTTTCAGCAACATTCTTTTCGGGGTAAGGTCGGCGATATTAAAAGCGGTTTCTGGATTAATGATGCCTGTTATTGAATCGTATGTTTCTCTCAGTAAATCATAAATGACACCCGTCATGAATTCAATTAATACAGAAGCGTCTGTTTCATCAGTAAGTGATCCGCTTAGGCTTACAAATTGAATAAAGAAAGATTCTGTTATACTGGTCACAGTATATACACCATCGTTGGATGCGCTGCCGGTTATCCTTATCTGCTGCCCTTGTGCAAAATTTATTCCTAACGGGGTTATCATCATCCCTAAAGATGAACTGAAACTTACCGTAGCGGTTACCGGGGCTGCAGCCTGCTTGTCAATTGCTATTACAAAAACGCTATTATCGCTTTTGTTATTTACCGTTTGGTTTCCGGGGGCCAGGAATCTTGTGTACTCAATTCCGTAACTATCGGCACGGTAAACTGATATTAATTCAACCGCTTTTTTATTTATGTTCTTCAGCGGAGATTGCCATTCTGCTGTTGTGTTATATTCAAGCTGGCCCTGCCTTTCATCATATTGCTGTTCGGGATAACCTATTTTAAGATTATTGAAAAAATATTCATTTTCCGGTGTGATTTGCAAACCGCTTACTTCTCCAAGATCGAGGTCAATTTGCAGAGGATTAAAAACGAATTTCTTTTCTTCCAAAAAAAGAGATTCAGACTGATTGATTGTTGCAGAGATTTTTTCTATTTTTATTGAGGCATGCGATTCATCCTGTTTAACAGTTCCATCAGAAAATAATAATATAGGCCCAAAAATACCCAGCAATACCGATCCTACTGTATAGCGGCCATTATTGAATGCGGAGCCTGAAATGCGAATAATATCACCCGGCGAAATTGAAAATCCAATCAGTGTATTATATTCAAGAGAATTATTGGCAACCAAAAACTTTGCTGTATTGGTAAATGCGGTTTGTATAACCGAATACTTAATGTTGCCGGGAGGCAGTACTCCAAGCGAAGCGTTTAATATCGCATTGAATGATTTAAAAAAATCAGTAATAGACGTTTTTATGGTTGCGCTGGGGGTTTGTCTCAGAGAAGCACCACTGGTAAGTACGAGATGATTGTATCTATCTAACAGATCACTGGATGCAGAAAAGATACCGTTGCTTGCCTTTTGTATTAATGCCTGCAATAGATCAGACGCTTTCCATCCCCATGCCAATGTAGAACGGTAGCGACTATCAAATTCAATTGTTATTTCATCATCGAAAAATGTATAGTTGGCTCTTTGCGTAGGAACGACCGGCGGATTGTCCACTAATAAAAATATCTTTTCTCCCGGCGATAGATTAATTGTAATGTCAATCGGAAATTCTTTTATTTCACCTACATTTATTGAAGTAAAATCATAAAGAACGTATAAGTTTAATAAAGATGTAAGGATTTTTATCTTAACGGATGAATGATCGCTAAGATCAACGGCATCCAGCCTTATTCTTAACTTTCCTTTTATTCGAACTGAAATTGCGGAGGTGGTTGAAAAAATATAATTACCAGATGTTTGAACATAAGTATGTGAGTTATCTCCTGCTTCGTCTGAGTTTTCATAATTTTCTGTTCCGCTTTCAATGCCTATGCTGTCGCCATCCGTATTGACAAATCCTATTGGATAGGTGAAATGCAAAAACGCTGTTTCGACAGAAAAATTAATGCCCGTATAATGATATAATGCCCGGAATTTTATTCCATCAAATCTTATTCTAATGTTTCTTGGATCGGTTCCATCGCATGGTAATTCAAACGTATTGTCCTCATTGGATTTTAAAACCTGCACAATGCCTGATTCTAAAAAAGGAACGGTAACGCCGATTGCCGACTCATCATTCATCTTGCTCAAATCCAGTTGTCCTTTATAATAAGGCTGATAGATTCCGGTTATATCGTCCCATTTATTTACATTCAAAAACAAATCCTGGTCAATTCCTTTTTTGGTATAAAATAAATTTCGGATAATAGAAGCGCCATCTCCTACAAATTTCAATGACGGCGCAAAAGACCTGTTAAGCCCATAATACTTTGTATTGCGGGCAAACGAAAGCGTAATGTCCTTCCATCCGTCGGGGGCTTCCGGCAGCCAATGTGGATGATTGTCTTTTAGCACCGAGCCATTGTTTACGTAATAGCTCCTTCCTCCGGTATCGGTAAGAAAAAATAAATATAATTCACGAACAACGCCCATGAATAGAAAGGTTAGTATTAATAGTTTTAATTTCATTCATACACTGCTTTGCGTATATGGTCTGAATTTTTAAAATCCCCGCTTACAAATACATTCAATGATTTTTTATTCCTATATGCCTTTGTTAATTCATTCGTCTGCCAGGTAGTTATATCCCTTATTTCCTGCCTTAGAAATCTTATTTCTTTTGCTGACGCATCTGTCCGGGGTGCGAAATATTGTTTTTCAAATATTCCTGCCGTACTCATTTTTACCACTTCTTCATGAGGAATGATTTTTGTTCCCTTCTGTAGTTTTCTTAATGTGGGTTGATTGTTTCCGAAAAACATAGAGCCATCGGGAAGTACATACATTTCCGGTCCTTTCTCATCCGTCAATGCAATTTGATCTTTCGGAACAGTACCGCCTTTTTCATATTTGGGAAGAGGTGTTGAAATGGCTTTTGCTAATTGCAGAGAACCAATAATGCCCGCAGCAATAGATTCAGCAACATTTCCCTTTGCCAAAAATTTCATTATAGCAGATGCGGTATTTAGTATAATCTCGGCAATAGAAGCGGCTTTATCAAATTTTGCTTTTTCAATATCAAGCTGTCTTTGCTTTCTTGCATTCTGTTCTTTTTGTGCCTGCCTTTGTGCTTCGAGAATCTTTAATTTATTTGCCTTGTCCTGGTCGGCAAGTGTGGAATTATTGATCCGCTGAACTTCTGATTCATAATTTTGCTGTTGCGCATCTTCTATGCTTTGAATATCATTTTTCTGCCTTTCAATGCTTGCTGACATAATACCAGCAATTTCAGACATAACCGTCTTTGCATAGTCTGCCCATTTTTGAAGTTTTTCAATCTTTTTATTTATTAATTCCTCATCAGACTTCTCCTCTCTTTTATTTTCCTCAATTTTATGTTGGGTTAAAAGTGACGTAAGTTTAAGCCTTAACCCATTCAGCTTTGATTCCGCTACACCAATGGCATCAAGAGCTGCTTGTTTTTTTATAGGATCATCTATCTGTGCCGCTCTTGCTTTGGCAATTTCAATTTCTGATTGAGCAAATTCAATATCTGCAATAAGTATATCCCTGTTTTGGCGGAAAATTATTTCAGCCCTTTTCTTTTGGTATCGTTCTTCATCTTTGGCAAGTTTTTCTTTATTACCAGCATCTTTTTTTATTTGCTTTTCATATTTCTTGTCCAGTAGTTCAAGCTCATGAGCATATTCATTATTGATTTCTTCCAACCTTTTTTCCTTTTCCGATTTTCTGTGAGCATCATCACCAGAATTTATTCTATCAATGGTTTCTTTAATAGACTTAGCCGATTCTTCCCTTGTCTTTTTTAGTTTTAAAGAAAATTCTTTTTCAAGTTTAAGAATATCGGAATTTTTTTTGTTTTCCAGTTGCAGTTCATCCTTTTTAAATTTGGTGTTCAAATCTGCAATAGCCTCATTATTGCCTTTGTTTTGAGCAATATCAAAATCAAGTTTTTCTTTCAGTAATTGTTTTTCAACATCAAATTGTTTTTTTCTGGCAAGAATCCGGGTAGCAATATCGGCATCGCCATTTTTAGCCAATTCTTCCCAGGCATCTTTCATTTCTTCAAGCTGGGCATTGAAATATTCCTTGAGCTTGTGAGATGATTTATCATCATCTTCAAAGTCGAATAATTTGAATTTTCCATCTTTGGCGATTTTAGCCGCTTCCGCACGGAATGATTTAAAAATGTCGAGAAAGGATTTTTCTTGTAATTTTAAATTATAGGGTATTCGGCGATCAGATATTGTTTTAATCAAAGCATCATACTCTGATTGTAAAGATTGTACTCTTTGTTGGGTATCTTTTGGTAAATCAGATAATGAATGTTTTATTAATTTTCCATTTTTATCAATTGTTTCACCAACTTTTATTTCAAGTGGAATAATAGCATCTAATTCCTCCTGTATGGCATTCAATCTTTTTATTTCTTCCGTTGTTCCTTTCTCTAACACATCATCGCTTCTGGTCCCCATTTTAAGCAAAGCCTCTTGTTGTTTTTCTGCAGCTTCGGCTGCTTTACCTAATGCTATATTTGCTGCCGCCCTTAATAACATAAATTGCAAATATGCATCTGTCTTGTCGGCTAAGTTCTTTTCAACTCCACTTAACGTCTTTACCTGACCAACCGTTTTGCCCATCGTTTCGTTATATTCCTTTACTACTTTCTCTTTTTCAATAAACCCATCTTTAGCAAGCTGAACATCTTCTTTTAATTGCTGAACATTCTGGATTGCCTCGGTATATGCTTTATCTTTTAATGCTTCGGTTAGTTCTTTTTGCTTTTCTTTCATTACATCTATTGACTTGGTGGCGCTTACCAACTTATAGATCAGGAATCCTATTGCAGTGGCAACGGCTGTAACCAGGAAAGCTATTCCGGCAAATCGCAAAGCCTTCGTGAGTTTTGATGATGCCGCTTCCGCCGCTACTGTGGCGGCTGTATTTTTATTCGTTGCCGTTGTGTTTGTATTCGTTGCTACATTTAATAACTCTGTCGCAACTGTGTTTTCTTTTGTGAGGGCTGTGTTTTTCAAAATGGCGGCTGTATTGGCTTCCGTTGCTGCTCGACTGGCTTCTTTTCCTCTTAATAAGGCGGCCATGCCTTGTAT